CATCGTACTTATTCTGTTCCACCACTCCTGGTAAATTCTCACGGGTCTCATCAGGATCTTCTTCAGGATCCTCCGCTGTAAAGTAGGTATAAGCATATGGTATTCCAGCCGCCAGAACAGGGCCGGATGTTGCTTTTTCAAGTGCATATCCACCAATATCAGCCGCAGCCCCCCATCTACCTCCTTGTCCTTCCCCTGTAATTAGACGCCTAACGGAAGAATATTGATCGCCGGCGGCTGTGCCACCCTGAAGAATTTTATCAGCATCTGGAAGTCTAGGCTCTTGGCCATAATAGCCAGCCTCAAGTGGAAGCTCTCCGCCAAATTCACCAGCCCCAGCGGTGGCGGGGGTAAGCCTAGTACCCTTCAAAGGATCGGTTTTCGGTGTCAGGCCAAACGGTCCAGTTTCAACTGGTGGGGCAGTTCCTAGAATATCGCGATCCGCCCCTCCATAAAGGTTCTCTGTACTTTGGTCGCCACTCAGGTACGCACCTTGCTGACTTCCAGTCGGCACGCCGCCGGCAAAGCCCGTATTATATGTCGGGAAGAGTCCACCTTTGTATTTAAGAAACTTAGCGCCTACCGTACCACCTCCAGGTAGGGGCATCCCTGTCGTCGAGGATCTCGCAATATCAGCAGTAGTTCCTGCGCCAGTGAATATAAGACCGCCTCCTGGACCTCCAGGACCCAAAATACCCTGCGCTAATGGATTTTGAGCTCCTCCAGAGAATAAGTTACCAGCCGCTTGGAATGGAGACATTATGCCTTCACCCAAGCCCTTTGCGAAGCCAGTACCAAACCCTGCTCCTCCAGTCCCAAGACCAGAAATCCCACCACCAATTCCTTGGCCCAAGGCCCCAATGCCATAGGAAAGAGCGGCACTCTTTAATACATCACCCCACGATCCTCCCTGTAGCTTGGTTACTAGGCCAGACGCTATAATTCCACCAATGCCTGGGGCAATAAGATTGCCCACGATGGGCGCAATTATGGGAAGTGCTTTCTTGAATATCTTCTTTGCAGCTCTGAAAATCTTTTTAAAGAAGAACTCCGGTTGCCCNGTAANNGGGTTGATGGAGTTNAGATTGTTGCCCACCACGTAGCGATTTGGATCCTGGATGCCCATCATCCGCATTTGCCAGAACAACTGGTCTCTTAGCTGTGGATTTGCCGCCAGAATCTCAGCGGGTACGACGGTCTCTCCTTCTGCAGCATGAACCATGTAACTGTCGCCATATCTACCCAAGGTTCCCAGCCCATTGGCCAATGAGGCTATGGTGGGATCACCTTGATGTTTGGGTTGGGCATATTGCATTAGGATACCTCGAGGACGCTGGCGAAAGCGTAGATTTTTGAAGCTACGTCGCAATTGAGTTGAAGCGTATCACCGGCCTCCAGAACAAATGGACCAGTGAGGGACGAGGTAACTGTCGTGGCAATGGTGGTATTGGCAAGTACCACCAATGTAGAAGTAGAACTGTCGTTTATCTTTGTTAGGACTATTACATTTCCGCTGTGGCTATTATACAGATTTATAGCCTTTACAATCGCTTCTGTCGCGGTAGGACAGGTATATATTGTAACATCCCCCGTCGAACCGACCAAAGTACCTATATTTTTGTACGCTGAAGCCATTTCTATTCCATAAACCAGCTAAAGCCCTTGGTATCGTCTTCCCCGCTCATTACGGCTGGAAAATCGAACTTGGTCAGGGCCATTTCCAAATCTCTCATAATCCTGGCAAAAGTACCGGGATCGTACTCCTCTGGAACCATCGGAAAATTATGGTCGAGCAAAGAAGCCATCAGCGCCTCCCATCTGGGCGGATATCAACGCGGGTATTCCCAAGGGTCCATGCCGTATCCAAGGTACTACTGGCTACTCTCAATGTAGCCGTTCTTCCTCTACACCGCACATCGGCCTTCTGCGTACTGGCCGTTACAGTGGCTGTCGCCTCGGTGGCAAGGGAATCGTTTGGATAGTTTCTGGTCTTGAAGACGTAGTCCACTTCTGCGCCACTTCCTGACAGCACGATATCCGGGATAATCTTGCTGATGAACTGGAAATTGTTGCCGTCTTCGATATCAAAGTCGGAAGACTCGATAAACGAGTTCATGGCAGAACCGTCATCATTTTCCGTATTCTCATGCACGTACACGATTTCGGTGCCGCTGTCCGATCCCGCACCACGGGGATTGTTATGAATACCAAAATCTACCCACGCAGTACGCGACAGGCTTCCTATATCCCACGTGTTTTCTGTGTAGTTATACTTGACATAGCGATCTATCTCGGTGGCGGAAGAAGAAATATAGAAGAAAAATACCTCGTCAAACATGCGATTGGAGGCGGCAAAGAATTTACGGGACTGATCCAGGTTCACATCGTCAAAAACGTATCGAAGAACCGTACAGGGGACTACCTGTAAACGTCCTGTGTAGGCATAGAAATTCTCACGATCCATCCAGAATATCTTATCCCCCACAACCGCGGCGGCATTGGGGGAAATAATCGACACATTATTTGATACCATGGCAAAGCCAAAAGTAAACGGTGGCCCTGTAAAACGCATGGAGTAGAGAGAAGTATCCGTCCAGATCAACGTCTCCTGCCTCGTTCTCTCGGCTGCAATGATTTGGGAACCCGTAGAAAGGCGTTGACTTCCAGAGGTATTGGTGGCTGTGGGGGTCCAATCAAAAGGANNTTCCTGATCGGACCAGCGGACCAGAAGTAAATCCTGTGCTGTTTCCCCTAATGCATTGCACCCAAAGCAGACAACATGTCGGTCGGTCCCGGAAATCAGTACCTGTCGGGTAATGGTAGGGGCATCGGAAGCACCGCTCTGAGAAGCAAAAGTAGTGCCCCTTGTCCCAAGACCTAGTGTCTTGTCCCAATAGTAAGGGGTTCCATCCACCACGTTAAAGATCAGATCTTCGCCCCAGTTGTCCTGCGCGAATAAGCGCAGTTGCTGGGTGTTAGCAGTAGAGGTTGCTCCACCCCAAGTTACAAAGGCATTTGCTTCCTTAACTACTGTAGTATCTGCATGAGCTGCAGCAGTTGTTCCTCTCACTCCTCTCACTACTCCGGTATCCAGGGTCTCACTGGTTTTTCCCGTGTACTGGATAAGTTCATCTTCGATCAGAATAAGCCCAACAAAATTGGCGCCCGCACTACTGGTATGGGCAACCTTAGTAGTTCCATCGGTCCCCCGCGTAAGGTCATTCAGAACATTACCGGATTTACTTGCGTACCTGATTTTCTCGCTGTCTATTAAGACGGTTCCTACATCAGGAAAACTGGCGGCAGATGCAAGCGTAATGGAACCTTCTTCATCCAGATCAACATTAGCCGCAATGGTAGTAGAGGCGGCCTCAAAATCCGTTGCAGATGTCAGAATAATGGAAGTCGCAGAATCTGAAATAAGACCGTTTAAGGTAGTTTGAGAAAAAGTAAGCGTAAGACCGCCGAAAAGACCAGACCCAAATCCTGTTCCAGCCACTTCTGTCGTCAGACCAATATTCAATTGGTAAGTGGCGACGGGAGTACCTCCTCCGGCTGTAGACCCGGAACTGGCCGACCCTCCCGTATCAATTTTGTAACTGTTGGCACCTATGATCTGAGTTATGATCTGCTCTTTATTAAGGTTCCCAGTAGTAATTCCATCGAACGAAGTTGCACCTGTAAAGGTGACAAAATCCCCCTCCACGGCCCCATGTGCCGTGTCCGTTACCGTGACAATTCCACTCCCCGCTGTGTCACTGGTAAAAGGGTTAGAGCTAAGAGTAACAGTACGTCGTATGGGGGTAATATCGAAATAGTTCCCCCCTTCTTCTACATAAAACTTGGATTCAGTGCCAAGACCCATGTATTTGGCACCATCGAGCGCAGACCAGATATGCATAGATCTTCCCGTACCTTGGATGGTAGCGGTACTCAGCTTCGTCCAGCCTCCCATCTTTTCAGGGAAGCCTTTGCGGAATCGAATTAAATCGGAATTAAACCAGCCATTCTCGTTTGAATAAGCCGTAGCCTCACGATTAATTCCCGGATTGAAAGTGAACTTAACAAAAGGCATCTCAAGCCTCTACCTTTTATGTATCGGGCCAATCGTGTATCGGAGCGTTTCCCGTGGGCTTTCCATCTCCGTCTACTGGATTGTCAAACAGAACTTGGAAAGCAGCCATGTTCGCCGCACCTGTAATTGCCGCCTCGATTGTCGTACAGGCACTGATTACCGCAGCACGATGTGTAGCAACACTACTGTCAATAGCACGATCCCGTTCAGCCTTGGCAATCACTTGCCAGTCCGTTAGGGCCAGAAGAGCATTTGCGGTGGTTTTGCACTGTGCAATCCAAATGGTTTTCAGCCCGTCGTAAATAATTTGGTTGCCATCAGCATCATTGACTGCGTTACCATCCCTATCTACCGCTGGCACATCACTCAGAGATTTTTCGCTCTG